AGGTAATCTGCTATAGTTTGCACACTACGGAAGTTTGGTGATTGGTGGTTTAGCATGGTGATGGCACGCCGGTAGTTGCGACGGCTGCTGAATGCTCTGATAATTGGGTTAAAGTCACGCTCTAGGCTCTGCTTAAGCTCTGATGCTGCTTCGGCAATAGTCATGCTGGGTACTGGTAGGCTAAAGGCGAGGTTTTCTAAGTTTTGTAGGTTTTGCGCTGCGGTCATGATGTATCTTCTATGGTTGTGTGTGTGTCTTGATGGTAGGGAGGCTAGGGAGCCTCCGTATTTTTAGGCTACAACAATGTGTATTTTTCTAGCGCCTTATCAGCTATCTCACTCAGGTTTTCCTGACTCTGTTTGATTTGTGCCTTGGCTTCCTCAACCTCGAGTCTGGCACTGTAGGCTTGCTCTTGAGCTTGCTTGAGTTGAGTGAGCAACTCAACGTGGTCTATTGCGTGGGGTTGTTTGTTGTCTTGCATTTCACAGTACCTCTGGTTTGACGTGGTAGGTAAATCCTAACTTAGCTAGTTGCTGTCTGGCTAGTCTGCCTAACCTGGCCTGCTCATGATATTGCCAGTCGTGCAGATTGTTAAGTTGCTCTTCAGTGAGGTTCAATTCTGAATGGCAGAACTCTATGAGGTTGTCTATGTCAACAGCGTATTCGGCTTGCTGTTCTAACACCTGTTGCTTGTTATGGCATTTGGTAAAGTCTATGTGCATTGCCCTTCTGAGTTTAAGTTGTGGTTTACATCAGGCAGTTTAACGTGATGCCTAGCACGCGTCAACTAGTCTTGCATGAGTAGGCTCAGTTGCAAGTCTACTGCTGTGGGAGTTAATTGCTCATCGTCTAAGTCAACTCTTGCGTCCTTTAAGGCAGTCTCTAGCTTATTGAGGCTGACGTAGCTATCACCATTTTCTGCCATTAGTTGTCTGGCGGCGTCCATATCAGTTTCCTCTCGAGTATATTGCCTAGCGTGAGGCGTTAAGTTGTTTGTGTTGTGCCATCTTGCCATTAATATTGAATTTGAAATTTCGACGACGGCTTCTGTTACTTCTCGGCAATCCATAATTATCTCCAGATTGTGTTGTCTTTATTTTAGTCCTTGTGACTTGTGTTGTCAAAGCAGTTTAGTGAGTTGCCTAGCTCAGGGTGGCTAGTCTTTCATCAAGAGATGTAATTGTGTGTCTACTGCCAAGCAATGTAACTGCTCGGGCTCAATATCTACGAGTGAACTTTCGAGTGCTTCTTTAAGGCAGTTGATGCCTACATATTTGTGCCCATGTTTACTCATTAGCCTTCTGGCACTTTCTATTGAGTTGTCTTCAGGTGGGACTATGTGGTTGCCGTAGTCTTGCGCCGTGTCGATGGCGGTTGCAATGTCAACAACTGCTGTGTGATACTGCCATATTTTCTCGTCTTTGTGTTCTTTCCATACTTGCCTATATAGGGCTAGGCAATCTGCTTTACGGTTAAGGTTATATCCCCGGGTTTCAGGCAACACAGCCTGCATTTGCCTTACGTTTGCTGCCTCATAGCAGCCTACTAAGAAATTCCTTAGGCTTTCGGTGGACATTTTCTTTAGTTGGTTCTTGGAATGGAACATCTTTTCTATCTCCGGTTGACGTTGTCTTAATCTTAACTTGTCTGGTTGAGGTTGTCAAGCAAGCAGTTTAACGAGTTGCTTAGCTCAGGTAGTTAGCCTGTATGCATTATGTCCACTTGCATTCTGTGTGCTATGTCTTTGTCACCTGCAGAGCTTAGCCTTAGTGGCTGTAGTACGTTGATTAAATCATCAATGTCCCTGTACTTATCAGGATTTTTCTCTAGTAGTCTTTCAGCTTCTTCAGTAAAATCCCTGAAGTCGGTTACTTCCCATCGGTTTGTGTTGTTTGCATTTCTATCCATATCATACTTGTAGGACAGGCTCATGGCTAACTCTTTGACTTTTTCTTTATGCGTGGTAGTAATTGTGTTAGCTAATACCATCAGGTTATCTCCTATTGACTGTTGTCTCTATTTTAATGTACTTTGATGGGTTTGTCAAGTGGGAGCGGCTCCCTATGTGGTTAAACGTCTTTGTATTTGGAATCTACATTTTTGTGGACAGTGTCAATTGCTCTATGGTAGAGGCGAATCATCGCCCTATCATATCTGGTATCTCTATTGTTTAGCTCTCTCAGGATGGCGTTAGCTACTTGTGGAGAAATGCTCTTGGCAGCATTTTTAGGGAATCCAGCTTTCATTAATGTGGTGTCGATGGATTTGAGCATTGTTGCCTCCTATGGTTGTGTCTGTATTTAAGTTGTGGTGTTCAGGCAGTTTACCGAGATGCCTAGCTCATTTGGATTATTCAGTCTGCATTGCATCAACCTGCATTTGGCTGGCAAACCAAGCAGCATGACTTGGTCTGAGTCCTAAATCTTTCATGTTGCTGCGTATTTCATCTTCTGTCTTGAACTTGTGTGGGCGCTCATTCATCAACTTTTCTGCTTCACCCAAAGTGTCTTCAGGCTTATACACTAGGCATTCCCCCGGATTCTGTGCATTGTGATGCACATTTTTTACCAAGGCTAGGCTTTGGGCTAGTTCGTGAACGTAATATTCATGTACTGTCATCGTCATAGCTTATCTCCTATTGATTTGCTATTTTTACTTTAGCTCATTGTGTTGATGATGTTAAGGCAGTTTTGTGTGATGCCCAGCACATGCGGTTTTACGATGCTTGCTTGCTGGCTTCCATCATATACTTGTCGTATGCCTTTGCCTCCATTTCGGAGCATGCATCACGGCTTTTGAAGTGGGCATCAAATGCAGCCATACTTACATGCCCGATTGTGTACTCATTGAAGTCACCAGAGGCTTCTATGACTTTGATGATGTCGTTTAAGTCTACCATCAGTTATCTCCTGTTGATTTGCTGTTGTTTCCAATTTAACTCAACTTGTGCTGACTGTCAAGTCTTTATTTTATTTTCCTGGTGCGGTCGCGAATGTGTGATTTGATTCGCTGTGCTCATTCTAGCTTGCAAGCTCAAGATTGTCAAGTTTTCAATGTGCGGTGCGAATGCCTCATCGATTCGCTACGCTCATCCTAGCAAGCCAAGGCTGTATTGTCAAGCCAGCAACCAACAGCGGAGCGCAAGAGGAAGGCGCGCGCGTGAGTGTAACAAACTAGCTCTCAACTGTCAAGCTCTCCATCATCACATTAGGCTCGTTGTATGTCGCGTCGCTACGTAGCGGGCACGTGTTTGTTAAAACTCTCTGGCAACACAGAAAGCAACACGACAAGAGTGCAAAAACAGACCGCGCGCGCGGGCAGGCGCGCGTAGGACAACGCGTGCGCGCGCGAGAGTTGCCTCGGTTGAGTTGGGATTTCCCCTATTCGGAAAATAAAAAACCCAGCAAAAAGCAAATGGGGGAGAATGCGAGTGGGCGTATTTGTCCACCCCACCCCCACAATTTTTTCACAAACCCCAACCCTGCGCTACGACGGGTTCGACGGAGTTGCGCCGATAGAGCAAAAATTAGGACCCGAGAGGCCCCAAGTCTATGTTTTCCATAAATTTAAAGAGTAGTCTTCAACCCCCGAATTCAACACGACTTTACTACGTTGAAAAACACCGAGTCTAATCTATGACTAGACACCTAGCTAAGAGTGCGGTAGGTAATGTGCCCGCGGACTTTAAGAGCGAGTCTGGTCTCTCTGGCTCTGTGGTTGTCCCTGAGGATGCTAACTATGTTCTAGTTGAAGTTCCGGCTTCTGCTTCTGCTGATGCCCTAATACGCTTTGACATGACTGAGCCTACTGAAGGGGATGACACCACAGGCTTCCGTTTCCAAGCTGGAAATGAGGGTAGGCATCTCTATTTGTTCTCTGGGGTCACTGAGCTAAAGTACGCTACCGCGACCGCAACTAATGATACGGCAGTCCTCTGTCAGTTCTACTATGTAAACCAGAATCGCATTTCTCCATAAATGGGCAATTTAATTGGTATATCTGCTGGCATTGCCACACTTATTGGTTCTCTGGTGGGAGGTTTTTACAAGCTAAAACATGAACAGAATGAGCTAGCTTCGCAGGTCAATGCACGCATTACCAAGGTAGAGACTGATTTGGAATGGGTAGCAGAACAGACCAAACACCAGCAAGAATTCTTTACTCATGCTTACTATGGCAAGCGCAGTACAGACGAGCAGACAACAAAACAGAGACTAAGAGAAGACGATGAGCAGGATTGAAGTACAGCGCGCGCTCCTCAAGAACCGCGAACTGGATAAAATACTTAGTATTATGAAAGCGTCTAATCTCTCAGTTTCCGACATTGAGGGGCGCATTCAAGAAAAGAATGAGTCCCCCAGTGATTTAGATAGCTTTGTGAAAAAGCGCCAAGAGAGAAACTGGACGCGCAATATGCGCAAAAACGCTAGGAAGGGACGCGAAGTTAAAGCACGGAAGAAAGAGGAAAGAAATGCCAAACCCAAACATTGGGCTAAGGGGGAAACCAAGCCCGAAGCGCCGGACCGGGAAGAGTGCGAGCAAGCTTTCGGACGAGCGAAGGAAACTGCTGAGAGGGCAGCCGCAGCAAAAATCGCTGACCAAAGGAAGGATGAAGGGGAAAAGCCTGACGTAAATAATAACAAGGAGGTATAAATATGGGCGGCGGTGGCGACGATGATGATGATAAGTCAGAACAACGCGCCAAGCAGCGCGAAATTTCCCAAAAGCAGTTACAGCTAGAAAGGGAGAGGTTAGAGTTAGAGAAAAAGTCTGCACGCAGGCAAAACAAACAAATTGACCTACTCAGGGAGCAACAAGAAAAGAAGTCGGAGCAGTTTCAAAATAACTTGTCTCTACTTCGCGAACAGCAGAAAGCTTCCCAAGAAACCCTGGAGAACTTTGCAGGCACGCTCGATGAGCAACAAGAGAGACAATCGAGCATTCTCGATAGTATTAATGACCAGCGAGACACTCAGGGAAGTATCTTAAGTCGTCTTGATGAACAACAACAACAGCAAGGGAGTCTTCTTGACCGACTCAACAAATACCAGAAACAGCAGGGCAATATTTTCGAGCGCCTTGAAGACCAAAATGCACAACAGGACAGCATTCTTGAGCGTGTAACCGAAAACCGGAAGCAACAACTTGAATTTATGGAAGAGCAGCGAAAACAAGCTGAACAGGAAGCCGAAGCTGCTGCCCAACAAAGGCAAGAGAAGAAGGTTCAGCAAGCTAAAAACCGCTCTCTGTTAGTTCAAGACAAGCGAAACCGGCAGCAACAAGCTCAAACCAATCGCAGTAACCGCTCTGTTTCCCTAAATCCTAATGCCCGCCGCGGGCTTTTATCAAGCAACAAACCGAGGTAAACTCAATGACCATTTTTAATAATCTTAAAGAAGTACGCGAAAACCAGTTCCGGGAACACCGATACGCCGAAGCTCATGAGTTTTTCGGCTACATTCCTGCTGCTAAGTTAGATGGAAGCTCTGATGTTTCCATTGAAATGTATAGAGAAGGGCGCGATGGAGAGCAAGAAGAGCGCCCTGACGCCCTCTACGTTCGAGGTGGCGGTATTGCTTTTTTCCAACTAGATGCCGCTATTCTAGACACAGGCGCAGCAGACAGTGACAAGCTTCGTTACACTCTGCATAACCGACTTTTTGAAGTAGTTTATGATGCCAATAACGCAGGGTTTACTATTAATACTGTAGCTAGTGCAGAAACAGAAAGTACTACTGGCGCTTCTGTTGACTCTGTAGATTTGGTAGCTAAGGATACCAATGGGTTAGTTGCCCAGGCTATCATTGACGATGACGGGGTAAACACCAGCGGAAATATTTTTGTCAATGCAAAAGCAACATTGTTAGCTTACGTGGATGATTACCCCTACCTTAAGTATGGGAAATACCAAGTGAAGTAATACTCTAATATCTGCCCCTGGCTTAAGGGGCAGCCTTAAACTATGGCTAAGAGAATAGCAGACTCATACCAGACTAGAACCCGTACCTCCCAAGACAGTGGTAAGGGGGTTATAAAACAAGAAACTAAGATTAAAGCGCTATTTGATTTCTGGGCTTTCGTGGATATGATTGGTTTCCATGGAGGCTCTAAAAATTTCGGTGAGTGCCATGGTGAACTAGTCAAGTGGGCGTTTTCTCGTGAGCGCAAGCGCAGGCAACTAATCATGATGCCGCGTGGTCATCTTAAGTCTACCCTTATGAGCGTCGCGAGAACCCTTTGGAGAATCTATCAGAACCCTAACATCCGTATCTTTGTAGGAACCGAGTCTCACAGGCTTTCTACCTCCTTCATACGTGAAGTAAAGATGTATCTAGAGGACTTCGACCTGCAAGAAAAACTCTGGAATAATCGCCCCCATAAGAGTGGCAGGCTAGTTCCTGTCATGGATTCTCCTGGTTCGCAGAAACGCAACCAGGTTTCGGATACAGATGCTAAGGACAAGAAGGTAGTATGGCGTAACGACGCCATTCAAGTCATACGTGACGATATCCTCAAGGAGCCTACTCTAGTATCTGGCTCTGTGGGTTCTATTGCTACTGGCTTCCACTACGATGAACTAATCTTTGATGATGTTGTGACCTTCGACAACATCAACACAGAAGCTAAGCGTGAGCGTCTATTCCAGTGGATTTATGACATGGAGTCTGTAATTGACCCATTAGAGTTTGATGAGGACTTATTTGAGTGTTACAAGCAAGCAGACGGCTCCCGAGTTAGGCAGGGCAAGTTTGCCCCTTGGTGCTGGGTGGGTGACACGGTAACAGTAGTAGGCACTCGCTACGATGCAGAAGACTACTATGGTCATGTTTTAGAAAACAACGAGACCCTGGGCTTTGACTGTTACCAGCGCAACATTTACAAAAACGGAACAGACAACACCGAGGGCTATATCTGGCCAGAGCGTATGAACGCTAGCATTGAGTCTCGCTTGCGTGCTTCCATGAATGATAGGCGATTTGCTTCGCAATACCTCAACAGTATTATAGCAGACTCAGAGCAAAGCTTAAGTTGGGAGCAGATTAACTTTATCAACCCCCAATGCATTGTCTGCAACAGAGCCAACATCGCTGCAATTAGTCGAGGCCCAGAGGAGACCAAAGAGATTCGTTTGCGCGTAGCCATCGACCCTGCTGCTACTGCTAACCAGAGTAGTGACTACACTTGCATTGTTGTGGGCGGAGTGGATGACCAGAATAACTTTTATGTAGTAGATATGTACCTGGGTAAGGAACCTTTCAACACCTGGCTACAGAAAATGTACCAACTTCTAGATAAGTGGAGGTTGTCTGCTGTCACTATCGAAAGTGTGGGCTTCCAAAAACAATTGATTGAGAGTATTCGTGACCGGTTTTCTACAAACCGCCCTATCCAAGTAAGAGAGTACGGCGCTTCCCAAGAGCACAAGCAAGACCGGATTGAGGCTACCCTGCAACCTTTGTTTTCCTCAGGTAAGTGTTTTATGAACCAAAACATATCCAAAATCCCTGGTCTGCGAGACCAGTTCAACTTGTTTGGGCGTCCTTCTGTAAAGGATGATGCTCCTGATGCCATGGCAATGCTTAAGGAAATTAGCACTCCCTTATCTAAGCAAGTCCAACCATTTAATCCTAGAAAGAAAATGCTAAACTCCCGCTACGGAGGCTATATATAAACCATGAGTGATACCAGAACCTTTCTCGGTGAAGAAGTAGAAGCAACAGAAACAAGAAGCCCTGAGGAGATGGCTAGCTCCCGCAAAGCTAACGATGCGGTTGTCTCAGAGGTAAAGAACCTGAAGAGACAGTATGGCGACATCCGACAAGAAAGGGAAAACAAATGGTTGGAAGCTTGGGCGCAATACTTTGGCACGCCTGAGGCTCAACAGTATTTGCGGTCACGAGCCTTCCACACTGTTGGAGAAGTACAAACTGACTGGAGGCATCGCATTCCCACCGGCAAGGCTCACGAGATGGTAGAGTCTGTCACTTCCTTTCTCATGGGGGCGTTTTTCCCTAACGAAAACTGGTTTGATGTTGAGGCTAACGAACCACTGGGCTTCGAGGGACAAGACTACCGGCGCTACCTCCGGCTAATCCGCAATTTTACTCGGAAAAAGCTCAAAGATGCCAACTTTGAAGACTACATGGAGAACTTCACTAGGCAAGCAGTAACAGTGGGGACCTCTATTTTAGCTATGCCCTGGCGTCTTGACAATGGATATTTCCCAAAAAACGAGAAAACTGAGGAAGGCGTCACCATTGAGAAAGGAGAGAGTCAAATGGCTTACAATGGCTTCAACTTTGAGGTCATTGACATTTTTGACTTTTTCATCGAACCCAATGCTGACATGCCCAACGAGGGCAATGCCATCCGACGGTTCGAGAAAACAAGGGGAGAACTAGTTCGCCTGGTGGAATCGGGCATCTATGACAAGACTACTGTCAAGTCAGTTAAAGACCTCCAGCCTAGCTACCATGCTAACCGCTCCGATTCCTTCAAAGATGAGAAATCTGAGTTTGAAGGCTTACAGCCCGACCTCAATAACCCCAGCGACCTCATCGAGGTCCTGGAGTTTTGGGGCGACATTGTAGTTGACGGTGTAGAATACAGCAATGTGGTAGTAACGGTTGCTGGAGACGAACTACTTGGTCTCGAAAAGAATCCTTTTTGGGCAGGAAAACCTTTTGTTGTTGGTACATATATACCCGTAGTTAACTCTCCTTATGGTCTAGGACTATTAGACCCCGTCTTGGGCGACTTGCACGCCCGCATGATGACTAGGAACCAACGCCTAGACATCACCGAATTTTCTATAAACCCAATGTTCGAGGCAGTAAATGATGGAACGCTGGACTTTTCACAACTATATTCAGAGCCTGGAAGAGTTATACCTGTCACAGAAACAGGGAGCATTCAGCAAATTAATAGCGTGGCTGATGTTTCAACTTCTGTTCAGGAAGAACAGCTCATGGAGCAAAGCATTGAAAAGAGTACAGGAACTGGAGCTTACATTGGTAGCGGCGCGACTCGGAATGCTGAACGAGTCACCGCCCAAGAAATCGAAGCTACCAGAGCCGCCGGAGGAAACCGACTTAATGGAATTCACCGGCACATTGAAAGAACCGCTCTCTTCTTAATTCTGAAAAAGTGTTTTAGGTCTATCCAGCAATTTGTAACAGAAGACGAGACCATGCCCCTAGCCAGGGAAGAAGACCCTGACACCATTGAGTTTATCAATGTTGGACCGGAAGAATTGAACAAGAATCTGCACCTCAAACCTCGAGGTGCAGATTACATCGCTGATGAAGAGTTTGAACTGAAACAGCGTATTGACTTCATCAATACTGCTGCGCAGGTACAACCCATGGCAGAGCAGCTCAACTGGAGTGAAATAGCTAAAGATTTAGCTCGTCGTTTCCTCCGCGATGACTGGGAAAAGTACATTAACCCACAGCAAGGCGGTCAAGGCGCTGCGCAACAACTTATGGGCGGTGAAGCTCAGCAACCTCCAGAAGGAGCGCAGCAACAGGCACAGCCACAACAGCAATCACAAGAACCCCAAAGTGAAGTAGATGCTATCCGACAAGCTGCCAGGTCCTTCGCTGGTCCACCAGGGGAGCAAGCTCTAGAGGCAACCATGCGGAGCGGTCAGGGGCAAGAAACCATGGAACAATTAGGAAATGCGATGCAAAGTGACAGGGAAAACAAATAAATGAACCTGGAAGAAAACCAAACTCAACCACTAGTAAATCAACAGCCTGAGGCTCCGGCTGACGAGCAAGCCCAGGAAACTCAGCAGGCTCAACCTGAAGCCCCATCTAAAGATGAGCAGATTCAGAATTTAGAGCAGCGTCTGGGTTACACCACTGAACAGCTCGGGCAACAGCCTCAACCTCAGGAACCGCAACAGCAACAAACTCAGCAACAGGAGCAGCAGTACCAATATCTGGACAGCCAGATGGAAAATGCTCTTAATGAGTACATGCAATCTAAGTTCGGTGTTTCCCCTGATGAGTTTAATCAGCGGTTTAGTGAGCTGCAACAGTTCAGACAACAGCAGCTTATCCAGCAACAGCAGAGTGAGCTTCAAAAAGAATGGGGCAATCAGTTCGATGAGAGGCTCAACCTTGTAAAAGAATACTTCAATAATAACCTAACTCCAGAGCAGCAAAGCGCATTAGACAATGCGGATGGCGCTAAGCTTATCTGGGCAAAAATCCAGCAAGAGCAGTCAGCTAATCAACCTAACGTGCCTAATTATCAACAGCAGTCTTCTAACCAAACCCCTATGCAGCGTGTAAATAACGCTTCTACTCCTAACTACATGTTTACTCGTAGCCAAATTGACAGCATGTCTACACAGGAGTACCAGAAAAACATCAAGGACATTGAATATGCCTTTGTCAATGGACTTGTCAGCGACTGAACACTTACCCTACTAAGGAGATTTAACTAAATGGTATACTCTGGAGGCTACGCTCCTAACGGAAGCGCTCTAACTACTTCCCAGGCGCAATCATTTATTCCCGAACTGTGGATGCGGGAAATCAAGCGTTATCTACAGGATAACCTGGTTATGTCCCGCTATACCCGTAATGTTCCATTCGGGGGACAAGCGGGAGACACTATCCGCATGCCGGAACTAGACCGGTTAGGAGTTAACTCCAAGCTCCCGGGCACTCCCGTTACCTTCCAAAGCAGGAAGGAAAACGAATACACCATGACGATTGACCAATATAAAGAAAGCTCAATCGCCGTGGAAGACATCACGCAGATTCAGTCTCACACTGATATGCGCCAGCTTTATACCCAAGAAGCTGCGCGCGCGCTTGCACGAGACATGGATGATTTTCTTCTAGGAATGCGCGCTGCTATTGTCGGTGAGAATCCCTCTGAACACCACATTACCAGCACTAATCCCATTCAGTATTCAGATATTTTGGAAGGGTGGGAGATTCTGAATGAGAACCGCGTACCTAAAGAGGGGCGTGTCTTGGTGGTTTCTCCTCAACAAGAGGCATCCATGCTTACTGCCGGCAACATTGGCGACCCTCTCATCAATGCTGATGCCACTGGGGGAATCAACAGCATTGGCTCTGGTGTGGTCGGTCGCATTCTGGGCATGCCAGTGGTTATGACTACTGCTCTCCAGAAAAACACTTCGGATGGCTTTAGTAATGGAGCAGACGGAACCACTGGACCCACCCCAGGCTACGACGCTAGTGCTATGTACTATCCTACTCAGGACAGTGCCACGGGACTAAAAACCAACGCAGATGGACTATACTCAGCAGTAATTCTCCATTCTGACTACTGCAATGTTGCTACCCAAAAAGAACCCAGCGTTGATGCCCAGTGGTCAACGGATTACCAAGAGTGGCACGTAGTCCAGACCCAAATCTACGGAGTTAAACTCTATCGACCCAACCATGCTGTGGTCATTAGTACTAAGGATGACTAATAATGGCGCAATCCCAAAGGTCTAAATTAGACATTGCTAACGAAATGCTCATCAATGTTAATGAGAGACCTCGGACTACGCTAAGCGGAGCCATCGGAGACCGAATCAATTCGGCTCTCCGACAGGCTATTACCGATATTAACACTCTCAATGACTGGTCGTGGTTACGGGAAACTGACACGGCTAACAAGTGGGTAAATGAAGAAGCTCAATTGCCTGTTTTTCAACACGTACTCGCAGTAAAATGGCGAGAACAGAAGAACAGGCGACGCCATCCGCTCAAGTTTCTTTCCCACGATGTTTTCGATGAGCAACCCAAGACTGCTTACAACTCTTCTCAGCCCCAGAGGCCTAGGTTTTACACTGTTTTAGGTGACTACAAAATTGGTGTTACTCCCTACCCAACAGACACAACTGAGCAAGCCCGAGTTGAATTCGACTTCATTACCTTTGTCGATGTTCCTGACAAAGAAAGCGGAAAGTTCAGCATTCCAGAGGAGTACTTAGACTTATTGCTACACCGTGCTACCGCGGTGTTTGCGCTTACTCACCTCAGTGATTACCAACTAGCTGGCACTTTCAACCAGGGCTATGAATCTCTCGCGCAGAGGATGAGGGATAAAGACCGGGGAATCCCTGCTGGTGGCATAAATTTATTCAGACCTGTTCACGGTAACAAGTAATGGTTCAAGGTATAGACAGAGGAAGAGGGCAGAACGGCGGTCAATCAGAAGAAAAGGGCACAGTACTGCAATCTTCAAGCATGGGAGGGCTAAACGTAATGTCTTCCCAGCTTTCTATTCCGTTGGAAGACAGCCCCAGTATGCGCAATACTAAGGTTAACCAGCGGGGTAACGTACAAACTAGAGAAGGAACTAGTATAGCTGGGGAAATTAAGGACGATACTTATGGCTTGTCCGGAACCAGGCTAGTGCCAATTAAGCTCCGTAATCTGGAACCCCTTATTCTGGTAAAAACAGGGCTGGACATTATTATTTCTACTATTACAGAATTAGGGGAAAATACTGCCCGGGATTACTACACTACTAATGAACGGGTCAAGTTCCCTAATGTTTTCTCAGAAAGAGCACGTTACGTAAAGCCGGACTACACGTACACTTCTGAGCTAAACCCGCGCGTTATATTTACTTCGGGTGTAAACCCTCCTATTCAAGTCACTTTTGTTCAAGCTACTGTCTTAGATAATCAGACTAGTGTAGGAGATTATGATGGGGATGGAAACAATGAACTGCGTTTACCCTTTGAAAACACTGACCTTTATAACGCCAATGTAAACAATATTGTTCTATACAACAATGGTATAGATATAACAGATGAGGTCGGTCAAACTACCTACTCTGGCGGCACATTTAACGTAGATGTTGAAAATACCAACAGAGAGGGAGAGTTTATTGTAACTTTCATTTCTTGGCAATGGTGGGCAGAGTCAGTAGGAGTGCTTGGTAAAAGACTATATGGGCGCGCAACTAGACTAAACACTGACCCTGTAGACAGATTTTTAGCTAACCCCCAGGATATTCTTTTGGGTTTACGTTTAGTTGACAATGAAGAAGATGGGCGCTACCCTCTTAAGATTACTCCCACGAATGACTATGCCGACCGAAACAATTTTACCTTTACTCAAGGTCCCAGTAATGCCAGTGAGTACACATTCACTAATACAGCGGCTTTTGTTGACCCTGGTGATGCTCCTTACTCAGGACTAACTTACACAGCTTTCGGTGATACTAAGGGCACTTCTGACCCTACCCCCGTCCATTACCATCGAGGGCTAGGAGTGTTCTTTAATGGCGCGCGCGGTATTAAAGGTAATAACTTAGCTGTACGAGTAGGAGACGCAAGTTTTAGTCAAAATACTGACCCCAACAACTCATCTGAAAACACCTACTACTTGTATCCTGGCGGTGATGATTGGATTAATGGACCACTTACAGATGGTTCTACTCGAGGGGAGTACATAGACTTTACTTCAGAGTCTAAGATGGGAGTAGCATTTGATTCTCGGGTTATTGCTACTAATGTTGATACTTCTTTTGTAGGCTCTTCTGCCTCCTCTAATGAGGATAGTTTCGGAGAAGGCTCTTATATCCCTGTTTTTGGACTCTGGGAGTTCTGTGACTATCAAGAGGGCAGTTTTCCCCGCACTATTTCTGCTGTCCAAGGAAGGCTAGTTTTGGGTGGCACACCAAAGCTACCCCTGCAAACTGCTGTGTCGGAAGTATTCGATACCTTTGAACCAGGCAGGAACTTCGCTGATTTCCAGACTCGTTTAAATACCGAAACAGATGCAGAACCGTTCGGCTTCAACATATCCGCAGATATTAACGACTCTATTCGTGCCATAGAGGAGCTAAATGACAGCCTTTTTGTTTTCACTCAAAACTCTACGTACAGGCTCTTAAGCGGAGACCAGGGATTAACTCCGCAGTCTTTCTTTGTTCAGTTTCAGGTAGAACTTGGTGCAGCTAATTCTCGCTCTGTACAGCGAATAGAGAACACCATGTTTTTCTTGTCTAATAATGGGCTTTACGATATTTCTGCAACAGATACCTCCGCTAACTTTGCTGCGGCAGAGCGTTCTATCAAAGTCAGAGAGTATTTCCAGGACAATGACTTTGACCAGGAGACTGCTTGGCTAACTTACGACAAAGATAGAAGTGAGCTTTACGTAGGTCTCTCTAATGAGAGAACGCTAAATGACTCTGGAGCAGAGAGACTGTTGGTTTACTCTGTTTTTCGCAATGCCTGGACTGAATACACCACTAACTCCGGTTTGTTTTTCTCATTGGACGGCGCTGCTATCCAGAGAACTGACACGACACGCTTGGTTATGCTCGCCTACCCAGTGTTCACTGATTTGGACTCTACTGGTTCGCCCAAGCGTGTGCTTTTGTTGCTAGCAAACCAGTTCCGACCAGTAGACTTTCTGAGTGTTATTCCAGTGCCCCAGGATTTAGCTTCTCCTACTGCTGTGGACTCCTCTGCACCCAGGAAAAGGTACGCATTTACACTCAATAAAAACCAGTACTACTACCCAATTAACAGGACATCAGCTTATGATATTGGTGATTACGGATATTTCTTTGACTTACTTCCACATAGAGAAATCCAGGATATCGACGTCCTCATTGATTATGATGGCAATGGGAATTTCCAACAGCTAGTTTTCAATGAGGACTATATCAAGCTTAGAGACGGCATCTATTTGACTGACGTTGTTCCTGGTGGTTATGAAACCCTGCTAGTTACATCCTTAACCCAACCTGAAGATAAGGATTGGGTTGACAAACCAGAGTTGCCTAGGGTTTGGCTTGATAACGTTCTCCAGATTGAGGGAACTGATTATGTGGTGCGCTCTGACCCTAACAACAACTACCGCATAATCATGTTAAAAGACCTAAAGAAAGACCAGATTGTAGAATTTGGTCTGGCGTACTCTGCTTGGCATGCTAGTCCCTTGTTTTTCAGGTCTAACATGAGTAGCATTAAGCGTTTTCTGCATTACTATGGGTACTTCAATAACTCGCCCTACCACGACGTATACACCCAAGAAGACGTCAACCAGAATTCTAATCAAGACAGCAGTGAAATAGTAGATAAGTATATTAACCCAGTCGGGTTTAACATAGCATTTTTCTACAATGACAACAACACCGGGTTCACGTCCGACAATGATACCTACGGGTCATTTGACCTGTTTTGGGATACTTCTTACTTTGACATTGATACCCCAGAATCCCAGTTCAAAGAGTACTCACGTATAGCAGAACCCATTATTGGGGCTACTTATGACTTTCAAGCCATTATCCTAAGAAAGCGTGTAACTACTTTTGAACTAGTAGGATATCAGATTACCCTTATTAATACCGGCAGAACCAGTAACATTGGCACTCCAACTTCAAACCAATTCTCGTACGGAGGCGGCGGATTTTAGCCATGGGAGCAGTAGCACCAGCGGTTGGTGTTGGTCTCAGCGCAGCCAGCACTATATCTAGCATTTCAGCACAAAAACAGAAAGCAGAAGCACGCAAAAAACAACTCGAACACAAGAACATGCTAGCGCAGGACCAGCTCGAGTTGTCTCAACAGCAATTTGAGCAGAACAAAGAGCTTGCGCGAAAACAACACGAAAGAGAACAGCTTTTAATTGATTCCCAAGAGAAGCAAGCTTATCAACAGCAACAAGCCACCGAAATAAAACAGCGTACCGCCTTGTTACAAACCGAATTACAGGCTCGGCAAATGCAAGAACAAGCGGCGCAGCGCGCCATGAACATCCTAGGACAAGCTGAAAATGCAGGAACTCAAACCGCGAGAGGTTCTCAAGCCCTTAACGAGCAAGGACAAAAAATCAGCGAACAGCAAGACAGAACCACCGACAAACAACGACAAGCCCGAGACACCGGCAGACAGCGAGACGCGGCTGATTCCGCTCAAAGGACTGCTCAAACTGGAGAAGTTAACCCCGAAGCAGTTCGACAAAGACAAGCCTACGGCGAAGCCCAAAAACGTATATCGGAAAACGTGGCAAACCTCCAGTCCGCGCAAGACGAGAGAGACAGGTTCGCCCTCGATAAAGCCGGAATTGCCGTAGATACTGGAGACTTAGCCTCAGGCTTTATTTCTGGTCAAATTGGGCGGCAAGAGGAAGCTCAAGCTATTCAAAGCAATTTGAACCGCAACAATATCGGTATGCAGTCCCAGCGTAATAAACTGGCTAGTCAATCAGCGCACTATGCTAACCAGGCTGCTAGCTCCATGCAACAGCAGTCTCGCGCCATTCAAACTCAAGCAGGAATGCAACAAAGGCAGGCTCAAATGAATGCTATTCCCGAGCCTGGTCTGGGGGCTGTAGCGCAGGGAGCGGCAAACATGGTAAACACAGCCACTAAAACTGGTTTGCTAGGACCTGATACAACTTTAGACAGGACGAACCCCTACCCACCTTCCCCTGAGGTTGTCCCATCTGGCACGGATTTCGCCATCCCCAGTAATCAAGGTGACAGTCCTCAGTCTTTCTTGAATGCCGACAACTACAGCACTTCAAGCAATACGCAAGTAACTAACCTTCTTAGTGGAAACTACTAGCGAGCCATGACCCAAGGACCTAAACAACAGCCAGAAAAAAGCCCCAGCCTGAGAGTAGCTGGGGTTAATACGCCTCAAATGCCTAACATCGGGCAATCACCCGAGGCAAAGCAAACTATTCAACTACCAGATAATACTCCTCAGAAAACACAGGAAGTAATAGAAGCCAACAACGCAGCCTTCGAGGCTGTGGCCAGGTCTAATGAGGCAGCAGCTAAAAGCAAGATTGCTGATTTAGCAGCCAAAGGATTTGGTAAAGGTGCACAGCGTTTTGGTGCTGCTCTAGAGTCTGTTGCTGATACCCTTAACATCATCCAGAAGCGTGAGGCTAAACTGGATGAGAAAGAGAGGCAGATGAAACAGGAGCAGATAAAAGAATGGCGCGCTCGCAAGGCTAATGTTGGTCGCCAGAAGCTCCATAAAGAACTACAGCATGCAAATCAGGTAACTCGGGAAGAAGGCTTAAACCAAGGAATACAATACTACAGAAAAAATGGTGAGAAGGTTTTAGATGACTTCTGTAGTAAAGTCTCTCCGGAAGCTTGCCAGGAAATGACAGACCAGTTCCATAGTGAGCTTAACTCTATGGAGAAAGACCTGACTAAGCGGCAAAAGCAGCAAATAGAGGAGCAGCAAGACAAGTTAGACCAATATCAGACTGCTCAACTTAAATTAGAAACTGCTGCGCCGATGGCAAAACTCAGGCATGCTACAAGCGCAGAAGAAGCGAAAAAATATATTGATACAATATTTAAAAAAATATCTAAAGTTGCTCCTAGCATAGAAGAAGACCCTACTTCTCATGCTAATGTAACAATTCCTATATTGGAGGGGGCTGCTGACTCAACTCAATATAGTGTAGAGGCTCAAGCTGAATCTGCCAAGGCGCTAGAGGCTTACAAGGAGTATAATAACCGTGTTGCTCCTCTGTATGATAAGTATAACCAGGGCAAAATCAGTAAAGACGTCTTAAGAGCAAAAACAAAAGAAATTGCCCATGATGTTGGTTATCCCAGTATAGCCGGTGAAACCTTTAGAACTAACGAGGAGAAAAAGCGGGATGCATTGCAAATAATGCAGACCGATAAGAAAATACGAAACCTCCAACAATCTGATGAGTCTTCTCTCACTAATGAGCAACTAAAGCAAGCTAGTAAATATCAGAAAGACCGCCTGCTATTTGACTATATAAACGGTGACTACGCCACAAGAGAGGAATTTGAAAAAGCAATAAGCAACGGTCATAAAAGATATAAAGCCATACCAGGCTTAGCACAAGAGTTCGAGCAGGATTCCAGTAGGTATAGAACTCTGCAGCAAGGCGTTTTTAAGCTAGATGCAGAAATTGCAGATACTGGAATGGAAACTAGGCAATTTGTGACGAATGATGCTGGTGATAAGATTATTGCCAAGCCTCAGTTCGATGAAACTAGCCAAAGAATTATTCTGCCTAAGGTATCTGAACAAGTGCAAGAGGCAGTAGAGCAGGGCAAGTTAACCCCAGCGCAAGCTGAGAAGGTAAAAAGGGCACTTAAAAACCAACAAAACGCCAAACTGCGTGAAATGGCTATTCTTGAAGAGAAGTGGCGAGACAAAAATATAAACATCAGAGACCCTAGCGATGACTCCATGCTTGTGGAGCAACAAGCGGAGGTTCAGCCCATAATAGACCAGGCTAAAACCTCTCCGGTCAGTGAGGACCAACGAAATATGAGCGGGACGAACAAGCCAAACCCTAAGAAGGGCGTGGCTTATAAACCTGACACGCCGAAAGCCACGTCCTTAGCCAAGAAAAATGGCGTAACCATGCCTTTTAAGAAAGAAGACAGCCCTCAAATCAAAGTAACCAGTGAATACGGCATGAGGGATAACCCCAGGTCTGGTAATTTACCTTCACTAGACGAAGGTGGTGAAATTCACAACGGTGTTGATATAGGAGCACCAAAAGGAACTAAAGTGCACGCTGTCCAAGGTGGAGAAATAATAGGTTCCCGGCATATTAAAGGGTTTGGACAGACTGTTTTAGTAAAAACTCCTGACGGTCACACTGAGCAATACAGTCATCTTAAGTCCAGAAATGTTGCAGAAGGTGATAATATAAACCCGGGAGAAAGTATAGGCAAAGTAGGAACAACAGGCAATGCAACTGGTCCTGTTCTCCATATGCAAGTTTGGCAAGGTGACCCCTCATGGGGCACAGCTCAGCATAAGCATGAGCAGACTATGGACCCCATGAAGTACCTAAACCAGACCACTCACTCCCGCGCTGAGCCTCGAGGTAAAGGACCGCCTCAAAACCAACAGCCTAAAAAACCTGCTAGGGGTAGGTTTGAAAAACTACAGAATTTAAATAGCACGCCTCCTCTTCCAGGAGAAGGACACCCCAAACCTCTATCAGAACGAAGAGCAAGTGATGGGTTAGCTGAACACGTAGCTAACGCTGAGGGCTTCCGTTCGCAAGCTTACCGAGACTTGGGTGACAATACGCCAATTATTGGTTTTGGGTTTAAACGGGCAGGAGGCAACAGAGTAAAAATGGGGGATACTATGAGTAAAGATGAAGCTGTAAAGAAGTTAGCAAAAGAGCTTAACACTCGTGGCTCTAGGATGGAGAAGTACCTCCCTGACAATATAAAACTGACTCAAGGACAATACGACGCCCTAATAGACTTAGTGTATACTGTTGGTGAATCGGTACTTAAAGATACCACTCTTAGTAAAAAGCTCAATCAATTTGCCCAAGATAGTGGTGGTAAGCTTACAAAACAACAGCAACAAGAGATAGCTAATGAAATTCGGAAATGGAATAAAGACGGGGATGGTAAAGTCCTTGATGGTCTTAGAAAGCGCAGGGAAGCTAATGCGCAGATGTTCGTAAACAACCGGTACGAAGCCAACCCTATGGAAGCTTATGAGTAGTGTTAACCGCAAGTACAACCTAGGTAACCCTTACAAGAAGACCAGAGCTATGGGTGGCAAACAGTTTTACCCTCGTAATACACCACTGGATGCTAACCATGGCTACCAGGCACTAGCGAAAGATAAGAACTTCGCTAATAAATTCAACAGCTCCGCAGATAAGGCAGGGGTCCCCGGACAATGGCTAGCTGATGTGGTAGCTTTCCACACTGGTGGTACGTTTAGACCTGAAACCCGTGACTTCGATAAGGATGCAGTCGGCATGCTGCAAATGAACGAACAAGAAGCAAAGTCTGTGGGAACAAGCACCACCCAGCTAGAAAAGATGGATGCCATGGAGCAGCTCGATAAGGTAAGTGAGTTCATCGGTCAGCATCGCAATAAAATAAAATCAATTGATGATTTGTTTTCCCTGTCATTAGGAGGAGAAGAACTCCTCAATAAATCAGAGCCGGAAAGAGAAAAGACTTCTGACGATGCTGCTACTTACACTGAGTACGCTCAGTTACTCGGCAACCACGTAGGCAGGCGTTACCGCTTACGTAGTGACAGAGGTAAAGACAGCGAACAGGAAATACATACACAGCAGGTAGAAGGGTGCTCTATTTGCACCCAAATGCTAGAAACTACCGATAGTATAGTACCCCATTATAGACATGACTAACGAAAACGAAAACACTGACTTTTACGAGAAAGTAAGACAAAGCGAGCTGAGCATTGCTGAGGGCAGGGAAATTCCTGAGCTGAATGTAGCTGGACCTCAAGATAAGAAAGAAGAGGATGCTCTCAATGCACAGCAAGCACAAAGACTTGCTAATGCTCCTCAGGAAGTGCCTAAAGAAGAGCAACCCACTGATGAAGAACTAGGAGCAGCAGAAGGAGAGAAAGCCCCTGAACCTAACACTAGTCTCACTGCTCAAAGCAAAGAAGCACCTAGCCGTGCAACAGGCAATAATAACCTAACTAGACCCCTCAACATTATCCAAGAGAACCCCTTTGATTATCCTGACGCGGAAGTTACTAGCGGTACTCATCCAGCAGAGCAGCTCCCTAGCCAAGATGAGCTAGTAGAGCAAATGGAGCCTCAAGAAAAGGAAGACCCTCATTCGTTTCTAGAACAGCACCACCAGAAATGGGAGAAAAAAGTAGAAGGAAAGGTTGTTAAACCTGAAGAGCAGACTTACGCATCTGATAAAACTGCTCAACAAGAGTTTAATACAGATAATTTTTCTATTCACGGCAAGAATGACCGCGAGGCTAAGGGTGCGGTCCCTTTCAATATCAACACTCTTAACAGTTTTCCGATTAGAAGCCCTGTTGTCTCCCAGGTTGTTAACGTCCCAGAAATAGCTTTAGGAGGAGACACCAAGATAAAGCTAAGCGCTGATTCACTTCAGCTTGATTTCAGTGGTGGCGGAGGAGTAACACTGGGTGAACCCCAACAAAGACCTGAGCTAAATAATATTGAGGCTCCGGAAGGTACTGAAATACATGAGATGAGGGAGACTTTTACCTCTGATGACCCTTCCACACCTAGTACTCTTTTCAATTATCCTGCTGAAGACATACACCTAGCTGGTAAACCCTCAAAACCAAGTGTTCCATTTGGAAAGGTTTTAGACGAGATTTATTCTCAAAGTAACAACCCTAATCCACCAGGCAAACCCAGTGAAGAAATTGACCAGCAAAACGCTGACTTTTTCGGACAGCTTGTTCAGGTTCCTACTCGTATAGGTAACGCTTTAGCCGAAGGTTTTAAAAACATAGGCTCTGAAGAAGATGCAAACTTTGCTGAAGAATTTGTTGGAGGCTTACAAGAAGGCTACCAAGAGCCTGTATTAGATTACAGAACAGATGAAAACAAAAACAAAGGCATGGGTATTGGTCAGACTATAAATGCAGTCGCTGGTTCTGCAGCAGAG